AAACAATCCGAAAAATCCGCGTGTGATTCGTGATGAAAAATTCAACAAACTGAAAAAGAGCATTGAAGATTTTCCCGACATGCTCGAAAAAAGACCATTGGTTGTTTTCACTGACAAAGATGGAAAGTTTGTTGTATTGGGTGGCAACATGAGATTGAAGGCAGCAAAGGAACTTGGCATCAAAGAATTGCCTGTGATTGTTGCTGATGAATGGACTGAGGAACAAAAGGCACAATTCCTGATCAAAGACAATGTGAATTTTGGTGAATGGAATCATGAAGAATTGGCGAATGAATGGGATGCAATTCAATTACAAGAATGGGGATTGGATTTGCCTGTCAATATGGATATTGATGAAGATTATTCAGACAAGAACAAAGAAATTGATATTGATGAACTTGACAAACAAATGTCAATCAAATTGAATTTCACAGAAGATGAATATTGGATTGTGAAAGAGCAATTGGCAAAAATAGCATCAACACCAGAACAGGCAGTATGGAAGTTATTAGGCAATGACTAAACACAAGTTTGCATATAAATGGCGTCTTGCCGATGGTTATCCAGCAAAAGAAATTGACTATCATGGATTGAAAGTGTTTGGAACTTTCATCTGTGGTGGCGGTTCAACAATGGGATATAAATTGGCAGGCTTTGAACATTTGGGCGGTGTTGAAATTGATCCACAGGTTGCATCAATATACAAAGCAAATCACAGTCCAAAATATTTGTATGTTCAGGACATAAGGGAATTTGTCAAAAGAGATGATTTGCCTGATGAATTATTCTCACTTGACTTACTTGATGGCAGTCCGCCGTGTTCATCATTTTCAATGGCAGGAAACAGAGAAAAGGATTGGGGAAAAGAAAAAGTATTTCGCGAAGGACAAGCGCATCAAAGATTGGATGATTTGTTTTTTGATTACATTGCTCTTGCAAAGAAATTACAGCCAAAAGTTGTGATTGCTGAAAATGTGAAAGGATTGATTTCAGGAAATGCAAAAGCCTATGTTCACAAAATCAAAAAAGGTTTTGAGGATGCAGGATATAAAGTGCAGTTGTTTCTTTTGAATGCAGCATCAATGGGTGTTCCACAAAAGCGTGAAAGAGTCTTTTTCATTTGCCAACGCAACGACATGAATTTTCCAAAATTAGATTTGCAATTTAGTGAAGATGCAATTCCATTTGGCAAAATAAAAGAAACTGGATTGCCTATAGGTATAAATGGGCAAAGATCAATGATGTGGGAAAAATGTGAACAGGGCAAAAGTTTTGCAACCGTTAGTAATGGAAATAATTTTTCATCAATCAGATTATCAGATACTCAAGTTTGCAATACGATTACCGCGAATCAATGTGAAGGTTTTTTTCATTCAACAGAGAAAAGAAAGATATCAGATAATGAAGTCAAATTAATTGGCACATTTCCATTTGATTATTCTTTTCAAAATATGCGTCCAATGTATTTGATTGGTATGTCTGTTCCGCCTGTAATGACTGCACAGATAGCGCATCAAATCTATTTGCAATGGTTCAAATGAAATGGCATATAAAAAAGAAACCATATTGAAAGAATCATTGGAACTGATTGAGAAACATCACTTGATTTTCATTGATGATATTGTTGGATTGTTGCCATGTTCAGCACCAACATTCTATTCTTTTTTCCCGCCTGAATCTAATGAACTTAATGACATAAAAGCAAGATTGGCAAAGAACAGAATCAGCATGAAAGCAAACATGCGCAAAAAGTGGTATCAATCCGAGAATGCAACATTGCAAGTTGCCTTGATGAAATTGATTGCAACAGATGATGAAGCTGCAAGACTATCAGGCGTGCCAAAGGAAACAAAGCAAAAGGAAGACGCATTGACAATTAAATGGAATCAGATGGATGCAAATTGATGTCACTCTACATAAGACACAAATGGAAGTGATGAATCAACGCAAAAGATTCAATGTTGTTAGATGTGGCAGGCGTTGGGGAAAATCAACACTTGCTTTTGCATTGGCATTGGAAACAATGGTTGGAATGCAAGGCACAAAGGTTCTATACACGGCACCATCGAATGAAGAATTGAAAGGCAGATATCAGGAAGCCAAGAACATGTTCACTGCCGTTGGTGCAGAATGCAAGGAAGGCGAAATTAGACTTGGTGAATCATTCCTGCACTTGAAAGGCATTTGGCGTGCTGATGCATTGCGAGGTTCAAAATACCATAGAATGATTGGAGATGAATGGGCATATTGTGACAATGCAGAAGATGATTGGAATTTTGTTTTGCGTCCTATGCTAACTGATTACCGTGGTGATTCATTTTTCTTTTCAACACCAAAAGGAAAGAATCATTTTTCAGAACTTGATTCAATGCAAAACAAGTTTGATGATTGGCAGTCATTTCATTTCACAACATATGACAACCCATTGATTGATGCTGATGAAGTGAACCAACAAAGAGACTCGATGCCATCACTTGTTTTTGCACAGGAATATTTGGCGGAATATGTTGACAGGGATGCAGCGAAAATCAAGCGTGAATGGATTCGCATTTCAAATCAAATGGAATGCAAATCATTCTATATTGGTGTGGATTTGGCAATCAGTGAAAAAGAGACAGCAGATTACACGGCAATTTGTGTCATTGGAATAACTGCAAAGAATGAAGTTGTTGTTTGTGAAATGATGCGAGGGCGTTGGACATTTGTTGAAATTGGTGAAAGGATCATTGCAATGGAAGACAAATGGAAACCAAAGGTTGTTGCCATTGAATCAAATCAGGCACAGGCATGGCTTGTCCAAGAACTCAAAAGAAACACCAGAATGAATGTGATTGGGATTCCAAGCACAAAAGACAAGATGATAAGATTTCAACCGATTGAAGCAAAATATGAACGCGGGCTTGTTTATCATGTCCCACATTTGCTTCCTGAATTCACTGATGAATTGCTATCATTCACAGGCACAAAACAAGATAGGCATGATGACATGATTGATGCATTGTCAATGGCGTTCAATGCCATAAGAAAAACACCAAGTATTCATGTATAGGAATTGAGAATGTCACTTTATGCAAACATATTAGAGCGTGTGAAATTCATTGCAGGCGGTGTTCAGGAAAAGCGCAAAAGACCACCAATTGGATATTTGAATGATGGTAGGGGAATGACATCTGTCACATCAGGACAGGAATTGATTGCATCAGCAACAGGCACTGTCTTTGCATGTTTGCAATTGCGTGCCAATGGATTGATGTCTGTTGACATGAAACCATATCGTGAATTGAATTGGGAAAAGGAAGAAATATCAAATAGTCATTGGGTAAATCGCCTGATGAAAAATCCAAATCCATATTTCACTTATTCGCAAATTTTCAAATCAATTCAGAATTGGTTTGACATCAATGGCAATGCATTTGTGTGGACACCAAAACTTGGACATGATGTTCCATTGCAAATGTGGGTTTTGAATCCAACACGAATGAGAGTCATCAGGGGTGGTGACAATTTCATCAAAGGTTATGTATATCAATCCGCGAATGATGGTGCATTTACTTTGCCTGAAGATGAAGTAATGCACATTGCGAATTTGTTTCCTGCATCTTCCAAACCTGATGAAATGATTGGCATGAATATATTCGGCAAAGGACTTGTTTCCGCCGTGTTGCCATATGCAAGCATTGACAGAGAGGTGTCCGATTATCTTGCAAGATTCTTTGCAAATGATGCCGTTCCACCATTGATTGCAACATCAGCAGATAATGTTGATGGTGACTTATGGAATACATTGAAAGAGCAATGGAATGAGGCTTTGCCAAATTACAGATTGCGTGCATTGCTTGATGGTGGATTGCAATTGACAATGCCACCTGAATCACAAATTGGAATGTCTTATGATTCAATTTCAAAAGATGTGAGATCGCAAATTGCACAGGTGTTTGGGGTTCCAACAGGAATGCTCACAGGTGAATTCCAAAATCGTGCAACAGCAGAAGTGCAATATGCTGTGTTTAGACAGCAGACAATTGATCCTGTTGCAATTTACATGGCAGAGGAATTCACAAGACATTTCAGAAGATACGAAGATGACATATTGATTCAGGCACAGCCGTATGAATTTGCTGATGTTGATTCCCAAATCAAGCAGGAAGAATTCGAATTGAAATATGGCATCAAAACAATCAATGATGCAAGGCGTGAAAGAGGGTATGACACAATTCAAGGTGGTGATGTTGCAATGCTTGTCAATGGCGTTGTTCCTATTGCAACAGTAGTTTCATCCCCTGATAGCGTTTCCGTTCAACCAAGGGCATTGCAGGGGGCAAAAAACACTATTGTGCCACGATCATTCCCTATGCAAACAGCAGATGCCAAGGCGGAATCATGGAGACAATATGATGAAATGGCAGAAAGCATATCAGGAAAATTGGGAATTCTTGTCAAGTCATTTGTTGAACAATTCCAAATACAAGCGGATGAAGCCGTTGCAAAAGGCTATGATCCTGAAATGTCAATGAATTTAACTGATGAACAATTGAATGAATTGAATTTGACAATTGCAGAATCAACACAAGTTGTCATGCAACAGGTTTTGTCTGATTTGGGTTTGGGCATGGAAGATTTGACAGGGCAATTAGGACAGGAAATTCAACAGATGACACGGGATTTGAATGCAAATATATCAGAGTCAATTCAAGATTCAATGTTCCTGATAAAAGATGATGTCATTGAAACCATTGCCGAAAATGCAACACAACCAAAGGAAGTGATTGATGAAATTTTGCAAAGGAAATTCAGGACACTTTCAACATCAAGAACAAATATGATTGCACAGACAACGGCAACATCAGTGACCACAGGAACGCAAAAAAGCGTATTCACAGGAATGGGAATCAAATCAATGTGGAATTCACAAAGGGATGGCAGAGTCAGACCAAGTCACAGGCGTATGGATGGACAAATTGAAAATGAACTTGGTTGGTTCAAATTTCGTGATGGTTCATTGATTGACAGACCATGTGGAAGATCACAGGGAGGAACATCGGTTGATGTTTCCAATGTAGTGAATTGCCGTTGTTATTTGTTTCCTGTTCAGGACAAATAGTCATGGCAGAAAAATACAAACCAACAGACGGCATGAAGATTGAAGCCGCCCGTGCAATCAAATGGATTGAAGATGGTCATGATGGTGGAACGCGAGTTGGAAGAATCAGAGCACGACAAATTGTCAATGGTGATTCATTATCATTTGACATTGTGCAAAGGATGTATTCATATTTTTCAAGGCATGAAGTTGACAAGAAAGCAGAAGGCTTTGAACCTGATGAAAAAGGATACCCAAGCAAAGGGCGTGTTGCATGGGGTTTGTGGGGTGGTGATGCAGGCTTCACATGGTCAAGAAACATAATTGAATCAGCAAAAACAAAACAAGAATCAAAAGGAATGAATATGCAAAATGTTATTCATCGTGAATTCACTTTGGTGAAACGCGATTATGATGAAAAGGAATATGAAGAAAAGGATGATGGCATTTGGTCTTTCACCATCAGCACACCTGATGTTGATAGATACGGCACAATCATTGTTCCATCAGGAATTGATTACACGGCATACATGAATAATCCTGTTGTCTTAATCAATCACAAATCAGATTATTTGCCAATTGGAAAATGCCTTGGATTTTTCTTGAATGGTGAAAACTTGGAAGCCACAATCCAATTGGACATGAACGATGAAAAGGCATGCAAGGTAAATGACAAAATCAAGAATGGATTTGTGTCTGCCGTTTCCGTTGGAATTATTCCAATTGAACAAACAGAACAAACCATTGATGGTGAAAAAATAATCACATACACAAAATCAGAATTGGTTGAATTTTCGGTTGTCACGATTCCCGCAAATCGTGATGCATTAATCAAGAAACATTTTGAGAATCAGCAACCCAAAAGTTTCCGCGATGTATTAAAAAAATTATATGAGGAAAAGCGAATGTTGACACCTGAACAGGTTGTTGCCATTGAAGAACAATTGCTACCAGTCATCAAGGAAGCCGCGTTGCTATTCTTGAAAGAGGAATTGGGAATTGAAGAAACATTGGCAACACAAGCAGCAGAGGAAGGCACAATTGCAATGGCAGAAAAAGTCATGTCAATTTTGAATCCTGATGCAACAACACAACCAGAACCGCAAGTTGAACCTGAACCTGCACAACCATCACCTGATGCAACAGCACCTGTTGAAGCATCATTTGAAACAAGAGCAGGCAGAAGAATTGCAGCAACAACAATGTCATTGATTATGGAAGGCGTTGGAATGATCAATGAAGGAAATAAGAAAATCAAAAAAGCGATTGATACTGAAAGAGGCTTTTCAATTGAATTGCCTGTCAAGATGAATGCAGAAACAATTTTGAACACAATTGAATGGAAATGAATAAGATGAATAACAACATCATAACAACAACAAAGGAAGATTTGCAAAAGGTTGTTGAAACCAAAGCAAATGAATTGGCACAGGAAAAACTTCGCAGCATGAATCCAGTGAATGTTCCACAAATTGGCTTTGTGAAAGTCAAAGCAGAGCATGATTCAAAGCGTGATCAGGCTCGCATTGTTTGTGATTACATTACAGCAATTACCAAAGGCAAGATTGGTGTTGCTGAAGACATTGCAAATCGTGCAAATGAAAAGTATTTGACAAGAGCAAATTTCAACACAGGCACAAATGCACAAGGTGGTTTTGCGGTTCCACAATTTTGGGTGGAAGAAATCATGACTTATGCTGATAGATTTGGATACGCAAGATCACTTGCAAAAATATATCCAATGCGCGGCAAAGTTGAAAACATCACATCATCAGGTTCATTCAGTGCAGCGGTTGTTTCCGAAGGTTCATCCCTCACATTGACAGACAGTGCAAATTTCTATACAGGAACAGCATTGACAGCAAAGAAAATTGTTGGTGGATGTATTGTTTCTGATGAACAATTGAGAGACGCAACACCTGCATTCTTGGACTACACAATCAGTGGATTGGCACAGGCAGTGGCAGAAGCAGAAGACAAACAATTCTTCAAAGGAACAGGAAATGCACCTGAATTCACAGGATGTTTGGTATTGTCAGGAACATCCGTAATTAGACAAGGCGGTGCAAATAATTCAACAAAAGATGCATTTGCAGACATCTCATGGAAAGACCTTATCAATCTTCGCTTGGGTGTGAATTCATCAGTTGGTTCCAATGGTGTGTTTGTTGTGCCACAATCTGTATTTGGACATTTGCTCAAAGAAACAGACGGTGTGAATGGCAGACCAATTTGGGACATGATCAGACCAATGGAAGTGAATTCAATTGGACTCACTGCACTTGAAAACAATACCTATGTCACACCAACAGGCAGACCAATGCATGTTGTGCCTGATTCATTATTCCCAACAGACGGCGCAAATGTTGCATCAGCAGTTTATGCAGACTTTAGCCAATATTCAATTCTCGGAATTCGTGAGGATGTTTCGATTGATGAATACAAAGAATATTTTGCATCAACAGGTTTGGGTGGAACATCACAACGCGGAATCATGGTAAGTGAGTCAATTGGAATTGCATTCCCTGCACCATCTGCAATCGGTGTTTTGAAAACATCAACAACCTAAGGTGAACCATGATTGATGCAATTGTTTTGAAATCATTTGCAGGATTGGAAGTTGGAAGAATAACACAATTGCAAGATTGGGAATTTGAAAAACTTCATGCAAGTGGACATGTGACAAAAGAGGATGCAGGCGAAAAACCTGCATCCATAATTTCTAAAAAATCATCAGAACCAAAGGCAACAAAGAAATGAGTTATTCAACGGCATACCCTCGCATTCAACAGGCATTTTTTCAATTCAACAATCTTGAATTGGCAGGTGATCAATCTGCAGAGGATGCCGTTTTATATGAATGGTTCGATGATCTATTTGATATATGCTTTGATGAGGCTGAGGGCTATTGCAACCAGCCTCTCAGGGCATCTGTTATAAATTATGTTTTTACCTATTCTCAAGCCCGCCACGGCTTGGAAAGTGAACACAGGTGGAAATATATCCCTTTCAATGCAAACACATCTGTAACGGCTTTTCAATGGCGTGTTGATGAATTTGGAAACTATGCAAATGTCAGTGCAGGAAACTATACAACATCAGTTGACAATGGATTGAACTTTGTGATATTCAGGAATATCAACAGTGGTCAATTTCGTGCAACACTTTCAACAGGGTGGAGCGATGCCAATTTACCCAATACAGTGATTCAAGGCATAGTTGAAATGGCATCATGGATCTACAAGCAAAGCGCAAATGGTGGAAATTGGTTTGGACTTGGTTCTGTTTCCACAGGTGGTGCAGGACAGAATGTGAATGCAAGTATTTTGCAAGATTTGAAATGGCAAAGATTCTTTGACAAATATAGAATTGCGGTGGTGTAAATGTTTTCAGCTTCACAAGCAATGAATGTCATCAGACCTGTAATTGCAGATCAGATGCAACAATTTCCTGTATTCATGCAAATATCAATTGCGAAATTCATGAAAGACCAAGGTGCAACAGGCGGTGCAACATCGGCAGCACCTGTATTCAATACAGGAAATGTTCTCTACAAATCAAGTGGCAATTTGTTTCAATCATTCATCAAGAACAATCCAAACAATATCTATCGTGCAAAACAAAGCGGAAATAAATTTGAATTGGAATATGGAAGCAAAGTTGTCTATGCAGCAATACATGAATTCGGTGGATTCATCAAAGGAACACCATTGACTGTCATCAAAAGCAAAAGCGGTAGAAAGATGAAAAAGGAAACAACCAAAATGGCACAATTCTTTTGGTTCAAATACTACAAAACAAAAGCACCATTTTTCAAAAGGATTGCATTATCAGTTGAACAGAAAGGCGGTGTTGATGTTAAGGCAAGACCATATTGGCAAAATGCAATCAATGATTTCAATTCCAATGTCAAAGAAAGATTCACACAACAAATGAGAATTGCAATTGTTCAGCAAATTCAAGACATGCAAAACAGAACACGGGAATGATCTATGTCAAGAGAAAAACATATCACAGATGCAATCATTGAAAAACTTGGCATGATGTCAGGTGTTCGAATTTATGAACAAATCCTGTTGAACAAATATGAAACATATCAATTTGATTATGTAGGCATCTATGGTTCAACAGATGAAAGATTCACAGAGTCAATGGAAGACATGTCAGCAGTTGCTGATTTGGGCAAAATAGATTTGTTCATTCTGTTGGGGAATTCAGTAAAAAAGGTTCCAACATTAGGTGCAGGAAAATTACGACATGCCATGCAAGAATTGGCAGAGCGTGTGGAATATTCATTGCAAGATTTGCGGATTGAATTCTACAAATCAGATTATGAGACAACAACCTTTTCACCTGTTCACTATATTTCAAGTGAACCGATAACATATTCAGATGATGAAACAAAGGGATTGACATTGATGACATTTCGCATTTTTTACACAAGAATATCATGAATAATTTACTATCAGTTTGCATCATTCATCCAAAGAAAGCAAACCTATCAAGACTAATTTCAAGATTGCCAAAAGGAACACAGATTGTTTCATGCGCAGTTGAACAAAGGGATGAATATGAAAATCAATTTGAAGTCATTGCAAACACACCAAGCATTGTTTCTATTCATTACTATTACAAAGATTATGGCATTGACTTTGACTTTGCCGAAATCAGAAACAAGATGGATGAATTGGCATCAGGTGATTGGTCTTTGCACATTGATTCTGATGAATATTTGGGAACATTCCCAGAAGATGCGATTGCAGAAATTCAGGCAATAGATGAAGCGGGCGCGGTTGGTGGATGGATTACAATTTCAGGATTGATGTATGACACAAGCCATGAAGACAGAGTCAGGGAACGCTATTCACTTCATGCAGGAAGATTACATAAAAAGAATTCAGGATTGTTTTGGGAAGGCATCTGTCACGAAGCGTTGGTGTCCAATGATGAAACAACGGCATTTGTTGATACTGATATTGTCCTGATTCATGATGGATACAAAATTGATAGTGATGGATTTGAAGACAAAGGCACAAGAAATGGAAAATTGCTGATTCGAGAATATACACGGAAACCAAGCAAGCGGGCTTGGAATTATTTGATCAAGACTTTTTCAACACTAAAAGCGAAGGAATAAAACTATGCTTATTGGAGGCGCAAATGTCACGGACTTTTTCACAGCGTTTGAATCAAACGGCGTGCCATTGTTCGCGACAACAACAACACCATTGATTTCTTTGACAAAGAAAATCAAGACATCAGTTACAAGAACTAATTTCACAATTGACCAAAATGAAGATGATCCAGATTTGACAAACTTCCTGACAGTTTATGCACCACAAACACAGGCAGCATCTGATTCAGGTGAATACGAAGATGGAGTCAAATTCAATTCGGCAACAGCCGCTTCACAAACACTTGCAAAAGTTACCTATGGTTCAAAATATGCAGGCACAAATCCATCACACCAAGGCAAACGCAAGGTTGTTGTGATGCTCTGCAAATTGGCACAGGATGTCGGAGCATTTGACATGGAATCAGGCAAATACACCAAACCAAAAGTTGGTGGTGAAATTGTAAACAATGATGACATTGTGACAATTCCTGTCACAGCATTCCGTTCATCATTGGTAACATTGGCAACATATGTCACAATACCTGCAGACAAAGGTTATGTGGAATTATGGCTCACAGGCGTTGGTAATTAAACAAAACAAGGGCAGGGCATAGATTGTGTCCTGCCCACTATTTTCATTGCTTAGAATCAATTTATGGGACATATATGAATCTTTATTTGGATGGCAAAGAACACAAGGTTGAATTGCATTCGATTCTTTCACAGAAACTATACACGGAAGTGACACCACTATTAGCAAAACTTGAAACATCATTTGGTGCAAGAAAGGCATTTGAAACATTATTGCAAAAGAAACTTTTTGCAGATAATTATTTCAGTGGCA